TACGACGTCTATATCGGTATATTGATGCGGATCAGTATCTACCTTTAAAGTATTGGCTGGTAAACTAATCTCGTTAGTCGATGTCCGTACAAGTGGGTATTCATGCTCTGTATTGTAATGCCAACCTTCGGCTTGTACCTCACGACTAACTTCGTTTAAAACGTTCAAGGCAGTTACGACAGAAACAGGAAGACTGCTAACAGTAGCTCCAATGGAATTAACGGGTGATTCTCCGATCACACCGAGCATAGTATTTATTGCTTCAAGCTTTGTTGTAAGTGCCATAACTAAAAATATTTAATGGCGTGAGCGGGTGCGAGGTAAAACGAATGAAAAAACCCCGCACCCGCAACACAACCAAACAAACCGAAACTATTTCTGAAGCTCGATAGCGCACTCAGGACGGAGGATTCCGTGACCCATTGCGTACTTCGCTACAAAGAGAGTTCCTTGACGATCGATCTGATACTCGGATTCGGTAGCAAGATCAAGCAGTTTAACGGTTCCAACGGCGGATGGGTGAGCGACGATACCAAGCGAGTTGGTGAAGTCAGCGTTGTACCCGTTTCCAGCACCGAAAGGATCGTTCAATGCGCTGTCGTCTCCTCCGCCAATAAGATTGGTTGAGGGCAAGTGAGTGGACTTGTAGATGCTGATTCCAGCTACTTGAGGGATCATACCTGTAGCAATAGAACCAAGACCGCCGATGTCCTTGTTTACAGCGGATACCAAGTTGAAGCTGTTGTTTCCATCAGCACCGGTGATCAGCTTGTAGTACTCGTTAGGACGAAGAACACAGAAACGGCTGTCGCTAGGAACGTCGTTCTCATCGAGTTTCTGAGCAGCGGTGAACAACGCGGCAACAAGGTCGGCTCCTGTAGGATCGGTGTTGTCGGCGTCGTCTCCGGAGTCAGCTCCGGTTCCCATAGCGTTAGCGGATACATCGAGGATACCACCGAGTTTACCACCGGTTACATTGGGGGTAGTTTCACGGGCAGCAGCGATGAACACTTTAGCAAGCGCTTGGTCGAAACGAAGAGCGAGGGCTTTACCAAGCTCAGACGCATAGACGGAACGGATGTCGTAGTGATTCTTAACGTCGTCGATGTTAGCGAGGAATGTAGAAGCGAGAAGAACGTCATCGATGTTGATGATTTTTTCGTTCTTTTTAAGATCGCTTAAATATCCGCCAGCTCCGATTAAACCGTTAGCTCCGATACTTTCACCTGGAGTGTGGTAGGAAGCGGAAGCAATACCCGTTACAGGGAACTGAGCGCTCTTACCATTCTCGATGGTGCGTACTGTGTGTAATGCTTTGAAGATATTATTTTCCTCAAAGGTAGTGAGAATTTCGCCAGCAAACTTCTTCAGGAACAATGCATTTGCATCACCCGCTGAATTAATCTGTCCGACGCGACTTGGACTTGTATTAGACATGATTAATTATCTCCTTATTATATATTATTGTTAGTGTTTAGCTGACTCTAGCGTCGAGTTCCTTCGAGGTTATCCTGCGCACAGGGCAACGATTTCTTTCTTCGTTCGATGTCAAAATGTTTATCTCCTTCCGCCTGGTGTGAAGTAAAAGCCTACGATCATAGGTAATACTACCGAGCATTCAAAGAGGCAGAGATGTCCCGTTGTAAGAACCAAATTGGTTTGCTCTGCTGGAAAACTGAAGAGTCCGAAAAGTATCTCCGTTCGTCCTTCCCCTGTAATGTTTGTTGTACTGAGGAGCGGGACGCTTGGATAAATTGCTGTGAGACACGTGACGAATCCGATCGAACCCATTCCGATGAGTGCGAGCATCCGACGAGTAGCACGAGTAAAAGCACCGCCATCACCGCTATTAAGACTTTCTTGAAACTTAACTGCAAATTCATTATTCCTAGCCTCCCTCGCCATTTCTAGTTCATACTTCTGTTGACGATTATCGGACAGCATACCAAAGACTCCCTTCAGTACTGACCCCATAGCGGCACTACCACCGCCTGTAAGAAATAATGTCAACAACTCGAACATACTATTAAAAGTTAGATGCGGCTAGACGGCGATCCAATTCTGCGTGATAAGCTTTATCCCCGCTCTTGTACTTAGGATCTTGCATAAAGCGACTGACCTCTTGCATCGAATTAAACGGCATAGTAGAACTACCTGTAGTACCGCCTGTAACGAGCTTCGGGCCTGTCGCTCCAACATCAGATTTATAACGAGCGAACAATCCTTTTACTGCGAGCTTTGCTTGCTGGGGCGTACCGTTGTTTACAACTTCGTTGAAAGCGTTGAACTCATCGTCGTCAAGATTCTTACCCGCCCATTCAGACATCGCATCATACTCGTCTCCAGCGGCGCTTTTAATCTCCTTGATTTCAAACTCTTCTAACGCTTCTTGTCCCACTTTAAAACGGTCAACGAGTTCACGATTGATACCAGCTTTTTCCAAAGCTTCGTAAGTTTCGTCTGTAATTTCTCCACCGTTTTCATAGTAATGTTTACTAGCGTCATTAATAAGCTTTTGAGTTTCTGTAAATTCATTCTCCGATTGTTCGGGTTTTTCTTCCTGTTCTTCTACTTGTTGTTCAGGTTCTTCTTCTTGTTTTGCCCCTGCTCCCATTTTCGATTCAAGTTCCCCGTAAGCTTTTGCGAGGTCTTCTGCTGACTCAAACTTCTCAGGTAACCATGTTGGGCGTTCTTGCTCTGCTTTAGGTTCTTCAACCTCCGTTGCTTGCTGTTGATCGGGTTCAATCTCTGCTTGTGTTGGTTCGTTTATTTCTACTTTTTGGTAATCTCCCATTTCGTTTATCCTTCCTGTTGTTGTGTTGGTTGTTGCTGTTGTTGTTGAGCCATTGCGTTAATAGCTGGCCCCATCGCTGGAGCGCCTAGCTTTTGAGCCATCTCCATCATCTGAGCTTGTTGCATAGCTTGTTGAATTTCCTCTTCGGTCTTGATCAACCCTTCGGTTTCGATACCAAGGGCAGTAGCACGACGCTTGAAGTAATCGCTAATATTAACATACTCAGCCACAGCTTGTGGCCCGACGACTTGACCAGCTCCAGCCAAGAACATATCCAAACGATTAAGATCATTACCACGACCGAGAGCTTCAACGCCCGTTACGATCGTAGGTTTGACTATATCTTTTGGTAGTTTAGGTAGTCTGTCTTTGCGTCCCATACGCTCCATCAAACGCGATACTAACGGAAGTTGGAACTCTTGAGACAAGATTGAATAGAGACCGCCAAGTGCAGCTTCGAGTTCTTGAGATAGCATTCTGATTTCTTCAGCGGTAACTCTCTCTGCGTCTCGGACGACACTACTATTCAAAAGGAATGCGTGGCTTAACCGGTCTTGGATCTGAGCCATCACGGTCTGAGCTACACGGAAGTCATTGAACTTATTCAGTTGAAGAACGGATACATCCGCTTCAGTACCTTGGACGATTGCTCCGTTTTGTGCTTCCGCTAATGTCCTCGCCCTGGTCGTACCGTTTGGATTAACCATGAACAGTACCTTGGCAGCAGCAGCCGAGCCTTCAACGATCGCCTTGGTCAACGACTCAAGCGACTTTAGATCGCCGATGTATTCTTCAACAAATCCACGACCGTAGTCTTCGCCATCAATACGTGTATAACGTAAAGGTATCCAAGGTGACTTGTCGATAGAATACGATCCTTTCGACGATTCAATAACGATGCCTTTAACGTCTTGAGAAACATAGAACTTATCTCCCTCACGAACGATGGAAGTATATAGGTCACAAGTATTTTCTTTCGACTCTTTGTAAACTTCCTGACGAACTTCTTCAGGTAGCATCATCGGAGCTATGGTTTCCTTGACTGCGATATGAGTGACGTTACCCATCGCATCGCGTTTAACGACGTAGCGATCGGGTCTGAACACTCGCATTCCACCTTCGTCAGGTAAGTACAATAACGCATTACCTGTGATAAGCAGATTCTTTAACGCCTCAAAAGCTCCTACCCTAAATGCTTCTACCTCAACTTCTTGTGAAACGGCTCTTTCAACTTCGCTTAAAGCTTGCTCTAACTCCGTCCGTAACTGCTCGGCTTGCTCCGCACCCATCTCCGCCTTTGCCTTTTCAAGTTCATAACGATCTATGACCAGGCGAAAGAACGGAGCATTGGGCGGTAGCAACGCCATCAATAACTTAGATGCTAGATTGTTTACACCCCTAGCTCCAATCCCTTGGAACGGAGTATAGTACTTAGTATGTGGGCCGTGACCTTCGGGCGGTAACACATAAGGAATCGTCAATTCAGACGAAGTCCTAGCACGGTCAAGAAATGTCCACCGTGTATTCTCTAAGGAAGTGTAAAGGCTTTGAGCCGTTTCGTAGTGCATTATCTAGGCAGATTAACTCCAGCGCCCGACATAGATCCACCGACCGAAGGACGAGTAAGTTGGGCAGTACCACGCTTACGCTTGGTTTGAGTACCCGCTCTTTTACTAGCTTGAGCTGGTTGTACACGTTCCGCCGTAGCCACAGGGGGCGGTGGAGGAGGTGGTGGTGGT